GAACACATATATGCGTGCATCCCTCCTTAACTTCGGAAGGTTCTAAGCTATAATCATACACACATCCGCAGGTTTCGCATAATACATCCATATATTTTTTTTATGCCTGCTTATATTGCGGGCTTAGTTGGACGCCACACCGTGACGCCCTCAAAACTTACAATCTAGTATATCTCTAGTATTTCCTGATCCTTTGTGTCGCATTTTCCTTTCTTGAGAAAAGCGCTTACAAAGTACTTTTTCCCGTCAAATGCTGCCTTTAGTATTCCGATTTCTTTATTTTCTCCGTCAATCTGCAATGTGAGTATAGTGGATATTTCCTTGTTTCCACCCTTTCCTACCTCTTTTCCTCTTTCGCTTGCCGTCTTTGCATATAGTTTCATATAGTTGCTATTATAGGCTATCTTATATTGTAGCCCTTATGAGACGCCCGAACGTATCGGACGCCCTAAAAGATTACAAAGTACTATAGCGTTGATTCCAATTTTTCGCCTCATCATTGGATAAAGCACTGTATAGTGTATGAAATATCATATCCATACCGCAACCCGTAACCTTTAATCCATCATCGACAAGGTATTTCCCGCCTTGCTTGTATTCCTGAAATGGAACCCAACCAGTCAACCATGCAATCTCACGGGTAACGCGTCTTATATAGTTGCCCTCTTTGTTTTTATCGACCATGTAGAAAGCGATCCGCCTTGACATTCCCGAACGTGAAACGCTTTTGATATCCGCGTATATTTTCCCCTTTAGTATGGCTTTCTTTACTTGCGACATTCTTTCTCTATCACTTTCTGCAGTTGCTGCTCTTAATTCTTTGTCTATATTGTTCATATATTTATGATTATCTTTTAATAAATCCGTCAAACCATTCACATTTCAAGCCGTTTTTTCCTTTTGGGTGTGTTTTACTTGAGCTTAAAACATCGCTACAGTATTTTTTTGCCTGTTCAATATCTAACCCTGTAGCCTGTAGGCGTGGCTTTCTACCGTCTTCATAATATCGGTATACGTCGTATAACTTAACCATACTTTTTGCGCCGTCTCGCGACTCTCACCCTGGAGGCGTCGGACTGGCTTTTATTCCCGGTCTTAGATCGCCGGTAAGTAGGCACATAATGCCCACTATATCGATTATCTAACCCGTGGGGCTATCTTATCCCATATTCTATCATATTCCGCCCACGTCTTATCACGTTTTATTGCATATTTTTGCAAAAGTATAAACCTAGACACCTCTTGAGACATTACATTTTCAATTGATTGCGCTTGAGCTGCTTGGTGACCTTGCCACTCTCGAACTGTTCCCTTGAATTTGAACATAGTTTTTTTAAAAAAAAGTTACAATACTGATACGCTCGGACGGTCGGTGATTACTTCTTGGATTTCATAGTTTTCCGAATTGTCTTGGACTTCTTCAAATTCTCCCTCAAAAAACCGTTCTCGCGCTTGCTCTTCATTTTTTGCTTCTACTATAGCACTTGCGTATCCGTCGTATTTATAATTGACTCGGTATTGCATACTTTTCTGCTAGATGAGGCTCTAGCTGGCACCTAATTGATTATATGCGGTGGATTAGTGAAGATTCGCTATAAGCGCAACCGTTGCACTAATCAACCTTGTATCCTTATTATACACCTATGATATTTTTTGTCAAGTATTTTTATATCTTGCTTTATACAAGCCTTTAAACAATACAAAATTTGTGACAGTGAAAATGTATGCTATACTTAAAGTAAGCGTAACTCTACAGATTTTGAAAAATTGTCTTTTCTCGACCATTTGAAAAAGTCTATACGCTCTTTATTAGAGCCACAATCGGCGGTATATCTTCGATTCATTCGATCCTCCACTGTATAGATTCCCATATTCTTGACTTCTATTTTTGTACCTAATGGGTAACAATTAGAAGCCACGGCGGACTCATTGACACGTTTACCGTTTGCCATGATAAAGGGCGATGAGTCGGTTTGTCCCACTTCCGCGTTATAGGTAGTACCTTTCACTTTTCGGAAAGTTTGAAGCTCTTTTCTTGGCTTACTGTCACATTCGACAACATCGAGACCGCAAGTATTGCTATATTCTTGTGATTCTGAGGCTTGAGCGGACTCAATCGGCGCGGATATGGTTATTGTACGTTTTGCATTCATTATCGGCCATAAGAAGGAATATACGCATATATTGATAAGGATAAGCAACACAACCTTTTCAGCCTTCGATTTCTTCCGTGTGTGACGTTTTAAGGATATATAGTGATTGTACCTAGTATCAAGATTGCGGTTTACGATTCTTTTTATTTTGCGATGCATAGTTTTGGCTTTATTCCCCAATGCGGAGGATTCGCCACCCGATAGATACAGTATATCATATTGGAGGCACAAAGTCAATGATTTGTGGGTTCGCGGGGAAAATATATGACAAGTGAAAACATACAAAAGATACTCGATCAATGGGTTAGAGATCACAATATGCCTCTAACTATGGATGCGCGGGAAAAGCTCTTGGATATAGTAGAAATGCTAATGGTTCGTAACTAGTTTATAAGGTGATACCAATACACCACTATAAGATTTTAAAAAGCTCACAGGTCAATTTTGAGGCCATGAAGTTTTGTGTAAAAGTTAAGTAAACAGCCCTGAATAAGCCTTTTTAGGTTTCGCGGGGGAAATGATGAAAGAGGAAATGCCAAGGAATGGAAACCCAAAGAAAGTAGCTAAAAAAGTCATAGCTCAAATAACCAAAGGAGAATTGCCCAACGTTAAGAAGGCAATGCTTGAAGTCGGGTATAGTCCTATTACAGCGAACAGTAAGGCCAAGAGAGTAACCAGTAATGAGGCTTATAAGAAGGAAATGGTATCGTTTACGGATGAGTTAGATTTGATTATATCAGATGCTATAGACAATTTAAAAAATAAAAAGGATTCTGCGACGTATAGAGACTCTGTTCAAGCCATAAAAGACCTCACAAAGACTCAAAGACTGATAAATGGCGAGAGTACTGAGAATATAGCTAACAATATCAGTGGTTTACTGGATAGTTTGGAAGAATAGGCTTGAGAAAGCCATTATAAGCACAACAAAAGCAAGTGGTAAGGTATTCCCAAGGGTAACGCCTCCCTATGATAATTGTGAATATAACAAGTTTCTCAAGGTTTAGGCTTATTTGAGCCACACAATGGAATAAGTAAAGGATGATATGTATGCATTCCTTTTGTTTAAGTTTGCCTTTGTTGTTTACTAACCATACATACATGTGTACTTAATGGCTTATATAAAGCATTACATGTACACTGTCGCATATGATGTATTATGCGACACTAGCGAAAAATATAAGAATGTGGTGTAATGTTTATTTTTCTTTCTTTTTGATTATTCAAAGGAAAAGAAAAGTTTGCGTAAGTTCGAGGGGGTAGGGGGGGCGGTTATGTGTTCGCTCGATGAAAAGTTAAGTGACCCCACACGTAATATTTTTGAAATTTTACCAATCGAAACCCCACAAATAATATTTATTAAAAATTATGAGAGACTTTAAGGACTTTAAAAAATTTTTAGCTGAAAATTGCTGGGACTTGAAAATTTATAAAGAAGGAGGATATGATAAAATTATTTTTGATTATTTCCAAAAAGACTTGAGCCTAATAGAACAAGCATCTGGAAAAACTGATTATCTTACCGCACAAATGGAATAATTATAAAAATTTCTAAAAAAATCCCTCCTCTCATAAAATTTTTCATAAGAACATGGAAGACAAAAAAACTTATAATGAATGGATAAAATATTTAGCTCATACTGATGGAATATTTAATATCATTCTTGTCCGTAAAAATGGAAAGATAGTGCAGTTAGGAAAGGGGTATCCATTAAACAAAAATACCTCAGAAAGTGTGGTTAAAGAAATGACAGATACAATAAATTATTGGGCTGAACAACGTATTGAAGATATTGAAGTAGTAAAAAATTATATAGAAATCTGAAATAATCCTAAAAAATTTTTCTAACTTTTTCATATGGCACTCTCTGAAGAAGAACATAAAATATACATGTCACTTTCTAATGATCCGAACGAGCGTGGAAGATTATGGAGGAAGATGAAGTTAAAAAAATCCTGCGGGGAGTTTATTGAGGAATTTATTGAATCACTGACAGAAGCATCAAAAGATGATTTTGGAAATCTTCGTCAAATCATTTCAAGAGTATAAAAATTTTTCAAAAAAATCATGACTACTGAATCAACTGAAGAAGAAACTCCTCATTGTGATTGCAATGGCGAACCAGTGTTTGTATTCAAAGAAGGAGTCTTTGGAAATAGAGATGGTGGAATGTTCCCCTGTAGCTGTAAGTGCCATTTAAAATAATATTAACTTCAATGATTGAAATCACACTAAGAATACCAAGAGCAAAAGAAATCGATATATTCGGTGTCTGCGTCAAGAAAAAAGGAGATGTCCTCGCTGCTACATCTAACCTTCTTCGTAAGCACGACACTCGATTAGAAGGTTCTAAAATCGTTTTCAGGAAAGGTTCGAAATCAGAAACCATTAGTGCAATGGCCTCAGATGATATGATCCAGGATGCTGTGAGTAAACTATAGGAACTGGATTGAATAATCAGTAACGACAACTTATTTGTAAAAAGATACAATTCCTATTCTTCCTAATTGCCTTTATGAGCGTTTATACGCCCGTATCACAGGCTTCCAACGAAGATAGAGATATATACGCCTACGAAATAAGAGCAATCGAGATTGAAACGACAATAGTAGAAGAAAGAAAATCTCAAATTGGAGAAGTACTTGAAAAACAAAAACATCCATTAGGAAACAACTGTGTTTTCTATGTAAAACAAAAACTGGCGCAATCCAATAAAACTACGCAATTACCGTCAGGACTCACAAATTTAAAGAGTAAGATTGATTTAATCAATACTAACGTACCCCATGTAGGGGATGTAGTCATAACGGATGAATCGGAGTGGGGTCACCTTTCAATCGTCTTAGAAGTCAGAAATGACTCTATTGTGATAGAAGAAGGAAACTACATTCATGGATTCAGAACAGTTCGTGTTATCTCTAAGGATTTTCCTTTGGGGTATAGTACATAGGGAGAAATACCCTAGCCTCCAAAGCATAAGTAGTGATGCAGTAGATTTGTAATCTTCAGAACAGGGCGCACGTCCTTGTGGAGGCTCACTTGTTAACAATCAATGCCTGACAGGTTAACTGTGACTGCGTAGCGTCCAGCCGTGAAACAGTCGAGATAATGGAACGTAAGTCCCCTATAAACGGTGGTTGTTCTGCTGGCGTAGAGGTTCGTATACTGCGTAGCGGGTTACCTTCTATTATATGTCGGCAAACAGTAATAGTCGCTCTATGCTCATTTACAGCGGATTGGAGAAGTAGCATCTCGCAAGTCTCATAAACTTGAAATCGGCGGTGCAAATCCGTCATCCGCAACAATATGATTGAAACAGATACAAAACAAATACAAAATTTGGTAAAAGATAAAGACAAACGTCTCTTAGATAAAGAGTGGAGAATGTCTCATCTTTATAAAATCAAAAACAAGGCAGGAGAAAGAGTCACGTTTAAAAAGAATCGAGTTCAGGAGCACTTTGAAAAACACAAGCATACATTCAATATAATGGTGAAAAGCCGTCAGCACGGTGTCACTACCTACGAGGCAATAGATATGCTCGACGATACCCTATTTAATAGGAATTTCGAGGCATTGTTCATTGCTCATACGAAGGAAGATGCAATTAAGATTTTTGATAATAAGGTTAAATTCGCTTGGGATAACTTTCCTTTACAGGCATTATATTCTATTGATGCTAACCGATCAAATGAACTGAAGGTGAACTTCGGTGATAAGACGTTTTCGTATATCACAGTTGCTAATTCCGGTCGTTCTGGTACTTATAGGCGTGTCCATATATCAGAATTTGCAAAACTCTGTAAAATGTATCCAGAAAGAGCTGCTGAAATCATTTCTGGAACAATACCTACGCTTCCTATGGGTGCTAGGTGCGATATTGAGGGTACAGCCGAAGGAGAGACTGGTTTATTCGCAGATATGTTCTGGGAGTCGTGGAATCGCGGAGAGCCTGAGTACCCTAACCAGTTCAAAGCTCATTTCTATGGATGGTTATGGGATGATGAACAAATTGCTAGAGTAGAAGACACTCAAATAGAATCATTTTTGAAATCAGAAGACTTTAAAACTTTTGAAGATTATCGGAAAGACATTAAAGAAAAAAGAAAAATTGATATAAATGATAGGGAGCTTACCTATTATTATATGAAATGGATAAGTCTGAATAAAAGTTGGCAGGTATTACGACAAGAGTTTCCAACTACACCTGAAGAAGCCTTTATTGGATCGGGTAACAAACTCTTTGACCAAGATAAAATCGCTCAATTACAACCAAAAGAAGGAAAAAGAGAAGGAGATTGGCTTATTTACGAAGATTACAATCGATTTGGAAGGTATGTCATGGGTGCAGACGTCGCAGAAGGTGTCGGACAAGACTCTTCTACAGCCGTTATTCTCAATATTGAAAAAGTTCCCTATCAAGTAGTCGCTACATTTAAAAATAACAACATCGAGCCAGACCAATTCGCTTATGAGCTTAATAAATTTGGTCATAGATATGGAACGTGCCTTATAGCTCCGGAAATAAACTCTATGGGACATACAACGGTCAGTAAACTCAAAGAGATTTACCCGAATGTCTATAAAGAAGTAGACGCTAGAAAGAATCTTGAAGTAAAAAGTCGTTATACAAATCCTATCAAGACATTTAAATACGGCTGGAGAACAACTGGATCTTCAAAACCTATTATGCTTTATGACTTAAACGAAGCTATAAACAATGAAGAAATAGAAGTAAACGACAAAACCCTTATTACTGAATTACGCACATACGATCGTGAGAATATCTCTCAAATACGATTCGACGAAAAACAAACTAAACACTGGGATCTCATCATGGCACTTGGGATCGCCTACCAATTAAGATCCAAACTTGTTCGAGGAAGAACTCGGGCATATAAAATACCTTCATAATGGACATATCTTCCTTCATTTCCCGTTATTCTAATGGGTTCGTGCGAATATCACCCGATGTCGAATATAATCTTCGAGATGTGATATTCAACAACATAAAGAACTTCAACCGTCAGTTTGAAGACCCGACGTATGCGGACGGAACAAAAAAACTGTTCTATCCTTTGTCGTACATAATGGCTCGTACTCTTTTTGAGAATACAGATATTGATACGAAGGATATGAATATCCACGCAGAAAATCCTTCATCTGTTGATATTGCTGCGGTTATTAAACCAGCCGTCAAACAATATCTTAAAGACTACGATTACGGCGAGATTATCAATATGATTCGACAGGAACTCATCAATATGGGTCATGTCATTGTAAAAGAAGTCAATAACGAGTCTAAGATAGTAGATTTAAGAAACATTATCCGTCCTCCTCACATGATGAACATCCAAGATGGAGCGTTCGTTGAAAAGATTCTCATGACGTGGGAGGATATGCTTGAGAATAAAGAAGAATGGGCTGATCAATGGGAATTGATAGAAGAACTCCACGAAGTGATGACCGGAGAGGTGATTCCGGTTATGGACGGAGAGAAAGTTTCCGGTTACACGACATCCAAAGGACGCCGAGTGAATTACTCAGGTGGTATGGAGGAAACTTATTTCATCGTATATGAATATTGGAAACGAGATTATTTCGAAGTAAACGGTAAAAAACTCTTCACGAAGGGTGTTGTTAAGTATCTCGACACAAATCTTTTGAATCCAGAGGATAATAATGATACTTTTTTTTGGACACCTCAAATAGAATTGGAACGATTTGCTTCACCTGAAACCCAACGAGTTAAAAACAAAAAACGACTCAAGTCTCTTAAAAAAGAAGGACTCATTGTCAACGGAGGCGAAGAGAGAGTCTACCCTTACGAAGAACAAAGATTGGTAACTATTCCAGGAAGATGGTTGGGAATCGGAGTATATGAACTCACTTCACCAATGCAGGAACAGTTCAATGAAATAATGAACGACAAACGTCGAATGGATCAGTTGGTGCATAAAGGTATTATGGTTCATCGACAGCCTTCTAACGGAGATTCCAGTGGACTTACACAGGAATTTATAAACTCTCTCGCTACAGGAGCGATTATCAGTGTCGAACAGGATGAAGACCTTA